CGTATGAACGGTCATGTCACAGGAGACCTCGCATGACAGTGACCCCACAGTTTCAAGGTACACACCTGTTTGACCGTCTGTGCTGGGCAAAGGAAAACCTTGATGGGGTGCAGTCTGATATCCGCATTGTTTTTGAAGATTCAAATGATATGGATGCTCCTGCCAAAATCCTTGTTCCAGATCCGAACTGGGTCAGTGCAGCCGAAAATGGGGGCGTATTGCCGCCGGTTGAAAGCTATTGGGAGCTTGCAAAGGATGAGGCACAGCCTGACTTTGTAAAGCATACGAGAGGCTATTTGCTGCATAACACAGAGCCTGTCGGCCCAATGACAGAAACCACTGGCCCATATGGCGGGTGGGTAAATTATCTAATTATGAAGGATATTCCTCAGTCTGTTTGGCAGACATGGAACGAAGGCAACAAACCTAAGATGGTTATCTGCCGTAAAGAACAGCTTCCAGCTACCCGCGAGTGGCGCAATGCTTGGAAGATTTCAGAAGAATTAGCCACAGATCATAACATCGCCGCATAGGAGAACCCGACATGGCAAACACCTACATCGTTGATAAGGACGGTAATCAAATTGATGCGTCTACAGCGACAGTTCCATCAGACCGCCATTTCCGTGGCGCATGGTCACTAGACGGCAAGGTCATTTCAGAGGATATGACAGCAGCCAAGGTCATTTTCAAAAACAAAATCCGTGAAGTTCGTAAGCCACTGCTTGATGCAGAGGATGTCGTGTACATGAAGGCACTAGAAGCTGATGACGCAGATGCAAAAGCAGCATCAGTCACTAAGAAAGCTGCCCTGCGTGATGCGCCAGCCGCATCTGCAATCGACAGCGCAGACACGATTGCAAAGCTAAAAGCGGCTTGGGATACAAGTGTTCTTGGCGATAGCCCTTACGCTTAATGACAAAGCCTACCGCCATGTCTGTACAAGCACAGATCGACACGCATGAAGCGGTCTGCGCTGAACGCTGGAAAGAAACAATCCTGCGAATCAAACGGATTGAACATATCCTGATTGGTCAAGCTGCCGCACTCATCGTGCTGTTAGTCGCTGACCGCATCTAAAACAGAGATAAATCATGGAGCCTATCACAACCGCCATAGCGGCAGTTTCTGCTGCGTCCAGTGCAATTTCATTTATTAAGGCTCGGGTCAATGATGTGCAATCTGTGTCGGAGCTTTCGGGGCAGATTTCCACACTGTTTTCAGCCCAAAAGGTTTTGAATGAAAAGCGAAACGAGCAAGCTGGGGTTGGTGTTGATGTCAGTTTCAGGGGCAGCATTGACGCAGTGCTTGAGGCGAAGAGGCTAAACGAGGAAATGCAACAGATTTCCCAATTAATTAATATGCGTTGGCCTAAACCAGCTAATCAGCCAAGCACCTGGCAGGAAATTTTAAACCACCACAATGAAGCGCTTAGACAACAGAAAGCGGCGCGGCAGGCGGCGATGCGTGAAAAGGCTCGTAAATCTCAAGAGCTTGAAGAAACGCTTAAAGCTGTCGCGCTCATCGCCTTTGTCATTGTCGTTGCCCTAGTGCTGTTTGTTTTTATGTTTGCAGCAATAGCAAGAAGCGCAATGGACGAAATAGTTTTATGAACCGCCTGATCTTTGGCGCAGACGATTATCTAAAAAAATGGACAGCAAAACAAATCGGCATTGATGGCTTTGGGCCGTCAGTGGCTATAGGTGTGCAGCGCGATGGCGAGATTATTGCAGCGGCGGTCTATCACGATTTACGAGAAGGGCAGATTGAGGCAAGCATAGCTGCAACCTCCCGGCGCTGGGCTTCTCGGTCTGTCCTGCAAACGCTGTTTGCCTACCCCTTTAATCAGGTAGGCGCTAACAGGCTGCTAGTGCAGTGCAGTGAGGCTAATGAGAAGGCTATCAAGATGAACCGGCAGCTTGGCTTTACGCAAGAGGGCAGGCTGCGCCAGCTATATGCGCCGCACGATGCGGTCTTGTGGGGAATGTTAAAGGACGAATGTCAATGGATAAAGGAAAAGTCTAATGGGAAAATCAAGCCCACAACTGCCGCCAACGCCTGATCCAAATGCGCTTATCAACGCACAGGCAGATGCTAATCGGATAACGCAATACACGCCGCGCGGCAATTTGCGCTTTGGGTATGTTGGCGATCAGGGTCAGTTTGTTGAGGGCAGAGGCGGTGACGATACACAGTCAGCCGCGTTCACCCAAGAGACACCCTTTCAGACGCAAATGCGTGCGGCGCAGGAAGGTACTGGCCTTGGCCTTGGAAACGTAGCTTTTAATCGTGTGACCGGGCAAACAGTCGTGGGGCAAAACCCTGACGGCTCACCGATATTTGCTAACGATCCTAATTTTAGCAATCCGTTTCAGACTGCGCCAACATTGGCAGGGGTAAGACAATCACAAGACATTGACCCAACAACAGGCTTGCCAGCCTTCCAGAGCAATATAAACACTGGTCAGGCAATACCGCAAAGCATCAACACGGCTGGCCTGACAGCGCTTACAAACGATCCTGTCAGCCTTAGAAGCAATATTGAGCAAACCCTGTTTGACCGCCAGCTTGGGCTGTTACAGCCAGAGTTTACGCGGCAGTCTCAAGAGCTACAACAAAACCTCGCAGACCGGGGCATACCGATCACATCACAAGGCTATAACGATGCGATTGGGCGGCTTCAGACGCAGCAGGGCGAGGAACGGCAACGATTGGCGCAACAAGCCACACTGGCAGCGGGTCAAGAGGCTGACCGTATCGTCAACCAAAGCCGTGATATCAGAGCGCAGCAGTTTGGTGAACGTGCAGCGGCTGGCGAGTTTGGGCTAGCCTCACAAGGTCAAGGCTTCAGCCAAGCAGCGGCAAACGCGCAGCTTGCTAATGCCGCAAGGCAAGACACTGTGGCTAACCAGTTGTTATCTAATCAGATTGCTAATCAGCAACGCAGCCGCGAGATTGCAGAACGTAACGCAATTAGGGGTCAGAACTTTAACGAACTGGCGGCATTGCTAGGCGGTCAGCAAGTGCAACAGCCATCGTTCTTTGCACCTGGCACAGTCGATACGCAGGGCGCTTTCGCTGCCCAGCAGGCTGCCCAGCAAAATGCGTACAATCAGGCGATGGCAAGTCAATCTGCAAATCTAGGCGGCTTGTTCGGCTTGGCTGGCAATCTCGGTTCCGCATATCTGCTTTCATAGAGGTACATAATGGCAATAAATCCACGGCAAATGCTAGGGCTAGGTGGCACTAGACCATCTATGCAGTATCAGCAGCTTAACCAAACATATCAGTCTGACCCGCGCCGCATTTTAGGCCAGACATTGATGGGGCAGGGAACTAGCACTGCGCCTGTTAGAACACCGCTGCAAGGGCTTGGCAGGCTGTCTAGCGCCCTTGTTGGAGCTTACCTACAGCGCAAAGCTGGTGATGCTCAAGTTGAGCGTGAAACAGAAATGCGAAATCAAATCATGGGAATGTTGCCTGATACAGCAACTGCTCAACAACGCGCCTTTGCGGCGGCAAATCCTACAGTATTTTCTCAGATTGCTGGGCAAGCGCAGTTTGCACCTAAAACTGAGGCGTTTACACAAAACATTGAGGGCGCATCCGGCGCTGTAGGCTACGGCACAAAAACTATTGACCAATTGACAGGCGCAGAAAGCACTGCATTTAGCGGGATTTACAAACCACAGAGGCCGCAAAAACAGGATTTTGTCACCTTGACAAAAGCAGATGGCACAAGCCCTGTCACATTGCCTTTAGGCGATGCACAAATTGGTACTTTGTTAGGCCAAGGCTACATTGAAAGACAGGGTGGTGGCACAAATGTTTCTGTTAATATGCCTGGCGCACAAGAGGGGGAATTTAAAAAAGCCTCTGCAAAAGCTGCTTCTAAAACAATTACAGATTTGCAAGAACAAGTGCGCGGTGAATCCGATTTAATTACACGGTTAAATATTGCAGATAATTTATTAGAAGCAGGCACAGAAACTGGCCCAATCATCAATCTTACCATGCCAATTAGAAACATTGGTAGGGCATTAGGTTTTTTAAATGACGAACAAGCCAAGCAATTAAATAACCAACAAGTTTTAACTGCTGCTTTTAATTATATTATACCTCGAATGAGAGTTGTAGGTTCAGGTGCTACATCAGATTTTGAAGCGCGTTTATTTTCATCTGCTACAGCAAACATGGCAAATACCCCGCAAGCTAACAAAGTTCTTGTTAAATCAATGCAGGCTTTGGTTGACCGTAGATCAAACATTCTCAAGGCAATGGAAAACTATGCAGACGAAAAC